GCGCGGTTGTGACGCACCACGGGGTTTAAACAAGTCCATGATTACTCCTTACATTGCGGGGGGTTGAGGTGCGCCACCAGGAGCCATTCCCGGTATAGCGGGTGCTGCTGCCATTGCCTTGCCCTCTGGCGTTGCACCACCAGCCTGCGGCAAGTTCTGAAGCATTTGCATGATCTCGGCGTTTTGCAATTCCTTGGTTTTTTCTTTCTTTCCACCAAGCATTCCTGACAGTGAGCGCAGGACTTGCAATGCCTTCATGCCTTCAGGCGATTCGGAACCGAATGCCGGAAGTGCTTGTTCAATCAAGTCCATCGCCATCGAGAGGTTAATCATCGCCCCCTCTTTGTTTCCCATTTTGGGTTCGGGCGTGGACATTGGAGCAGCCATGGGCGGTGTCTCAGAGTCAGACATATTCCCCATGCCCATACCTGGCTCTGCACCAGGCGTAGGGCCAGCAGCAGGCGTAGGCGCTCCGCGCTGTCCTTTAATCATTTCCATCAATCGGTCTGACGGTACGCTCATGGTTAATCCCTAAGTTATCCGAATAGTGGCAAGCACTTACTAACTTGTCAAGTTAAAAAAATGGGGGCTATATTTTCCCACCCGCCCCGCAGGGGTAGACCCTTTCGGGAATTACTTGCGAGCCTTACGGCCTTTGCGAGCTTTACGCATGATTCACTCCTAACTACAGAGGAGGCGATCTATTTGAAAGGGAAGAAAGCCACACCCTATTCCTTACGGAATTTTTACCGACGAGTCTTGCGGGTACGCTTCATTTTCTTGTACATGGTGTACTCCTAGTAACTACGAGTTGAGGAACGTCCATCAGACCGGGGTGTACTCCGGCTGGAATAGTTTTTACCACCCTGCACGCGGTATTGCAAGGCTGGTTCTTGTCTGCCCAGCGATTGCGTACTTACGCGAGGTTGGTCAGCTTTGGGTTGGGTATTGCCTGGGTTCATTCTCCACCTACCGCTTTCAGGTCTGGTTTAGCCCCGCCTTTGCCCGTAGGCTGGGGAGGCTGTTGCGCCGCAGCAACGGCTTGCTTTTCTTCCATACGCTTGAGCCGGTCTTTCAGTTCCTGCTTCATGGGCGGCTCTAGCAGGTCAAGCAAGGATTCCTTGTCAATGGCCTGGGCCTTGAACAGGTTGAATGCCAGTGCGCGTAAATCCTCGGTGAAGATCGGGCTGTTGCTGTGCGCGTCCACTTTGACCGTGTAATCTTTTGTGAATTGCTCGGCAACAAAGGGAACTTTCTCGGTGTCTTTGAAGTGAGTATCATCGTATGCCTGCATCAGCTTCAAATACAGCGTAGATACCTTTTCCAGCGCATCCTCAACAATGAGGGCGCGTTTCTTAGCGCGGCTGGAACCTAGACGGGCAAGCTGGCTGGCGTGTCCGGCAGACCGGACTCCTGATTCACCCTTGCCTTGCAAGACGTTGCCAATGCCTGAGACTTCCTCAAACATCCTGTCTATCTGATTTAGAGATTCATACAGGTCTGATGGAATAGTGGGCGCTAACTTCTCTACCTTGGCATTAGGCATATCGGTAGACAACAAGCCGCCGGCACGGTTCAGGGCGAAGTTCTTTTCGTCCAGGATGCCAGAGAAGCCCATGAGGGCAGTCGGCGGCGCAACCTGCTTGGACAGCAAGTCTAGAATCTCGGTCATCCGGTTGTTTCGCATCTGCTGCAAATAGATCAGACGCTGGCACTCGGACTGCCCCCAGAAATAATCGTACTGGGGGTTGGGGCAAATCTGAATGAAGGGCAGTTCGCCTTTCAAGAATACAGACTCACCTGGGCGGTCATAGATAACGATGTCTGGTGAGGCCATGGTAACTACTTGATAGTCCATGGTTTCATCGTTCCAAAGCCACAGTTCCTTCATCTCTACTGTGTCCTCGGAAACTTGAGCCTTGTAACGGTTGTACCCGTCCAAGCCCATGTTGACGTTACCCATCATGGTGGGATCGCTAGAGGACAGCACGATACGGTCTACGCCGTTGGGCGTATCGGTAATCGGTGGGTTGTAGCTAGAGGTAATACGATCAAGAATCTGCTCACGCTTGGGATGGCTGTATAGACGCGACATCAACTCAGACTTGGTAATGTAGTACGTCTGAACCATTGCCTCTTGCCGGTCAAGGTAAGGCGAATCCTCGCGCAGCACTCCCATCGCACCCGGCTCTACCATGTACGGGTGAATGCCGTTGTTGTAGATTAGTTTGATGAAAGTCGAGTTGTAAACCAGTGACCAAGTGATTGCGGAACTAAATACTTGGTCGCAGTTGCTGTTGAGCCACTCATCGTTAAGCGCTTGCGTCAGCACGGGAATCTTGCGGTGCTCTTGCTCGGGGACAGACGCACCTAGGTTGATGCTAAAGCGCGTTGTCTCGGCTGAGTAGAGGAACGAAGTTAGCTGGTCAAGGTGCGGATAGATTTTGTTGAAGATTGCAGGCGAATCTTCTGGGCCACAGCCAAACAAATAAAACGAGCGCAGACTTGCATAGTCCGGGCCACGTTCATCCCGAGACACCATGCACTTCTGGATGATCTCAAGGTAGAACGATTCACGTTCACTGGCTGGTTTAGGAATCCGCATTACTTCTTGACCCCAAGGTTTTCATGGTCTGCTATATAACTTGCGGCGCGTGGGCCTGTCAAGTTCCCCGCATCTTTGGGGTTCATGCCTACCGGCTCACCCTTGATAGATTGTACGGCGTTTCCTGACAGAATGGATTGCATATTCAATCCCTTCATCCCGCCGCCCCAGATCGCTGAGTCCCCAGGACGGGCCTCTTTGACTGCCTGCGCCTCGGCAACCTCCGGCGGCACATCCGCATTCTGGCGCTTGTAGTAGCCAGCCTGACTGTCACCCTCTCGCGTGGACTTGATGTCGGTCATCTTGAAGTCCATGGCAAGCTGCTTGATGGTCTTGTCGCTGCCTTTGGTCTTGTCACTAAGCATACCGGGGGCTTGCAGGTGGACAATCATCACGCCTTCCTCACATCCTTCCGGGCAAATAGCGGCATACGCCTCAAAGTAGCCATGTTCCGGGCATTTATAGTCATTAAGTATGCGTGCCATAGTTATCTCCTTAATTGTTCGTCTATATCAAGATTAGAGTAGTCAGCCTTGTTTTTAAGGCCAATTCTCAGCTTTATTTGCCCGTTTTGCACTTCCAAGCCCATAGAACGGGCCACTTTAGGCTTGGCTTCCTTGCGGTATTGGACGAATCTGGTCTGGTCACGGTTCATCATTACTGCTATTTCCCCCCGCACCCAGGATTGATACCCCTTGCTAACCCGGCGCTGGACGTACTCAGTAAGGGGTTCTTCCTCCTTAATGAACACCAGGCGCAGGATTGCCACCGATACACCACACAATTCGGCAAACAGGGGGATGCTGATACCCCGATTTTTGTCTGCCAGGAACCTCTTTATGGTGCGTTTAAGTTCTAGGCGGGGGATGACTGGTTGCATAACAAGGTTTTTTCCTTTTGCAAAACAAAGCAGTAGAAGGTTTCCTTCATGGTCTTTCCCTCTGCTTGCAAGTCAAACACAACTTGACGGTAATCCTTAAGGGCGAAGCCTGCACGGGCAAATAGGTTGAACCACATCTTGTCACCCAGGATAGAGAAGTGGTTGGGGTTCCCCTCATGCACCCGGTCACAGTTGGGGGCTGGGACTTCAACGTACAAGAAGCTGCCCTCTTTGATAACCCGATTGAACTCTATCAGGGTGAACAGCGGGTAGGGGCTGTGTTCTAGGGCGTGTCTGCACCAGAGCAGGTCAATGGACGAATCAAGCGCCGACAAGTCAGAGAAATCTTCCTGCACGGCGGGAAAGCCTTTGGCTTCGCAAGCGTCACAATCTTCCGGGCTGTAGGTAACGCCACACAGTTTCAGAAAACCACGCAGCATCATCTCCTGCATGAACGCACCCTGACCGCAACCAACGTCTAGGACGGCGGCGGTGTACTCCAGCTTCATGGCAGGGACGAATGTCTCAATGGCCTGCTTGATTAGCGGGGTATGAAAGTTGGGGGTATCGGGTTCCGAGTAGATTGTGTTGTAAACAAACTCCTGGCACTTTGTAAACTTATCCTGGTTCATTGGAAACCTATCCTTTTCAAGTAGTCACCTACGGTTCTCTGGCTGATGTCCCCGATTGCGCCGTTGTCTTGCTTGGGTTCCAGCTTCTTTGAACGATCACGGGTATGGCGCATCTGGATGAGGCGGGGCTGAACCTGCTCGGCAAAGGCAGCGCAGGCCAAGGCCGAGGCAATTACCCGGTCATCCTTGTTCCTGCCGGAAGCCTCAATGCTTGCGCCGTCACGGATGATGGTTTTCATTTCCTCGATGGTGTCGATAGACTTGACATCCATCATGCCGCGCTCAAAGTAGTCCTTCATGTAGGACAGCATCCGTTCCTTGGTCTGGCTTGTAGTCTGCCAGCCAATGCTGTTGCTGATGCCGCCCATGTTGTCGTTGCGCCGCCAGAGGTAGTTGGTCATGTGCGACAGAACGTCCATTAAGTCACGGCCTCGCTGACCTTCCAGCATGGACGCTTGCCTCTTGAGGTTTCTTAACTCATTGATGACCGCCTGCCCTGGCCCATTGATCTCGAGGTTGAGGGTGGAGTTCTTGTAAGCGCCAGCAATGTGGGCGATGGCCCAAGCGAACTGGTAGGTGTTCATCTCGCTAGTGGCAAACTCTAGGACGTGTTCCAGCCCGTCAGCGTAGGCGCGATAGACCTGGATGCAGAAGCGGTCAGCCCAATCGGACGAACCGTAAGCAGGGTCAGCGCCAATGACGTAGTAGGCCGAGTCGATGGGTTCTTCCCAGACCTTCAGGCTGGCAAGGCGCTCGGTAGACTTCATGCACTCGGTGTCAGTGAAGTTTGCACCCATGCTGTAGCGGTAGTAATCCGGCAGCAATTTCTTAGCGGCCTTCATTGCGTCCGTACACCGGGAGTTGCTGAAGTAGGAAGTGCCGGTCATCACGAAGGCATAGTCCTCGGTGGGCGGGAACTCCTGATACATCAGCGCATCGTCCTTGATGCCCTCATGCAGCTTCCAGCGCCACCAAGCCATCTGACGGGAATTGATCTCTACGTCATAGAGTTTCTTGATGTCCCGTGTCCACTCCCGTTCCTCTGGGGTCAGCTTGCCGTCCCAGTAGACCTTGTAGGTTTGACTGTCTGCCGGCAAGGAATAGAACTGGTTACGCCACCAGCCGCAGAAGATCGCCCGCTGAGTCTTGGCTCGCTTGGCAGTGGTGTACATATCGTGGAACATATTGAAACCCTGGGCGGTACTCTCGAACATATAGAGGCGTTCAGGGTTCGTTTCAGCCAAGGATGCAATCAGGGAGGCTAGACCCTCCTCATTGCCCCAAGAGGCTGTTTCCGTGCCGTGCAGGTAGGTGATTGCCTTACCCTGACCCAGACGGCTCTTGTTGCCGGCTATCTGGTAGAAGATACGGGAACGGTTCTTCAGCACCATCTGGTTTCTGTTATGGGCTATCAGGGGTATCTTGTACTCCTTGGGTAGCCCATCCATGTACATGGCAAGGGTAGACCGGAACATATCCCGGTTCTCCTCGGTGTCAGATACCAACGTACCTTGCCAGCCAGGGTGAATGAATTGCCAGTACAGATCGAGGGCGAGGCTGATGGTTGTGATACCAAGCTGTCGGCCCTTGAGGATGACGAACATATGGATGCCCTCATCCAGACCTTTGGCAATCTCATCCATGACATAGGTCTGTGTGCCCAGCAGGGTGTCCATCTTACGCAGGCCCTGCTCCTTGGTTTCGATTTGGAGTTGGGCGCAGAAGGCGTAGAACTGTTTGAGGTTGAACTTCATACAGCCTGCCAGGGCATGATGTCCCCGTACTTGTCTTTCATGTAGGCAATCCCGTCCTCAAAGAACTTGCGATTGCTGGAAGTCTCATTGCCGCCCAGCCTGAAGCAGTTAGTGTGCAGCTTGCTGCCTTTGAACTTAGGAAAGGCTTGCTTGGCAAGGGTGTATGCCAATCGGTCTGGCCCCCACTCACGGGAGTTGTAGACCTGCGAGATGGTGCGGTAGCACTCTGTTCGCATAGCAACCGAGCCTGTAGGGGCAAAGGTCTTGCCGGGGGTGTTCCATGAATGATGCTCCTCGCCCAGACACTCGCAGATGTCATCAAAGAGGAAAGCCCCATCCTTGTCATAGACCGACATCAGGCTGTAGGCCCAATCGTAACCCTGCTCAATGATTGCCATCAGGGACTCGACATGGTTGGGTTTGAACCAATCATCATCTTGGAGCATGAACAGCACATCCTCATTGATGAGGGGCGCACCCGCTGCCAGCAAACGCCGTCCTTCCAATCCCTTGCCACCGATCTTTCCAGGCCAATAAGCCAGATGCACGTTGTCAGACTGGTAGGTATAGACCAGGCCCATGAACTGATCGTAGGTCATTACCCCGTCTGTAGACAGGTATATCTGTACCGGATAGGTCTGAGCCTGCAAGCTGGAGATGCACTGGGCCAATTCTTTCCTACCCAGCGTTGGAACCAATACTGCTGCTGTCATCGACATTGCCGTAACGCCTCTCGGTATGCACCCCTGTAAGGGTCGTTGGGGTCTTGCTGCCCCGTTCTCCACCAGTCCTTGATTCTCTCTTGGTAGAGGTCATCTTTCTTCCAGTAGTCGTGATACTTAATCAACTCCTGGACGATGAACTTCTGGTTCAGGTCTGACACCCTTGGCCTCCCCTTCATAGTCCGAACACACCCGGAAGGAAATGATCTCATTCAGGTGGCAGTACACCCCATCCGTGAACGGAATCGGCTCACTGTGCCGGCAATTCTTGCACTCAGCAATCACAACACCCTCCACACCCTCACACCACCTTCCACCCGCTTGGCAGTGTACTTGGTGTTATAGGCTTTAGCTGCTTTCCTATTCTTATTGCATACATAGATAAGCAAGTTATTCCTATCTTCATTAACTAGGAAGCTATCTCCCACTTGCATCTGACTGTACGGATACACCCCACCTTTAGCCTTAGTCCTAGCTTCCGGTATTGCAATACCCTTCTCCACTTCAATCACGTTATCCATAAGAACCTCCGTTAAAGAGTTGGCACGATATCACAAAACACGGATTTTCTTTGGGGGGGGTGGCGTATGGTGACTCCGCACATAGGCCCTCCAAGTACCATCGATGGGCGCAGGGTATAAGTGAGCAAGCGCTGACTGACTAATGACCAATGCCCATGCCCGTTCCATGCCATGCCAGCGCAGGATGCCATGCCAATCGGTTAACGGTACAGCCCATGCTGCCCCTTTTATAATTCCCCGTGAGCGAGCAGGGACAATCTATCTGCCCCCTATCCGATTCTTGCTGGTAGCATATGAATACATAGAATCACACTATACCTATATACATATATATATGATCATATCCATATGTATGCCTTTAGGTTAGTGAGCGCTTACATACAATCATTCAAGCTGGAACAGTTTGCACAATAATTGAGCACTTAACAATTTTCTTCATTAACTTAATAAATATCTTATGCCATATAATCAAGCACTTACAGCATCTAATCTTAACTGCTACTTTTCTGGCACGATTTTCTCACATAGTACTATGTAAGGCGCAGTAAATGTATAACGAACATATCGGAGAAAATGATGCAGACACTAATTGATGCAGTTAAGACCTACGCTGACGAACACTATGGGCAAGACGGCTGGGATATCGTTTCTGAGTGCTACAGCGATTCAGAGATAGCAGACCTAGTGCAGGGTAGCGCAACAGCTACGGATGCGATAGCGGCTGTTCTGACGCATATTAGGCCCATTGCTGAATACCGCGACGATATCCAGGCTGAAGCATACTAATAGCAACGCATTTATAACTTACTTATGAGGAATCAGATAATGAAGAATGCAGCATTGCATCTGGTCAGATATTCCCTGGCACAAGGCCACGCCGTATCAGTGTGGGATCACGAGGACTGGCAGGTAAGTAAATCCACTAACTACCGTGAAATATCTGAGTCTATTAAATCAATGGAAGAGGCCAAGGTAGTCATATATTCAGTCCAGGGAGACAAGTTAGCCTGGGCACTGGTTTCCATGTACGGCTTGGAACCGGATGAAACAATAATGAATTGTTCAGAGAATGAATACATGAAGCGCTTTGATAACTACCTGGAATGGCAAGGCTGATAGTGCTACCTGCTAGCGTCTTACATGATAGGATGCTAGCGGATTATCATTGATAATCAATTTATACATTTATTGAGGATTACATATATGCGAGTTATCCCGATTATCCCGAAAGGTCAGGCCGCAGCGATTACCGGCGGACTCACGCAAACCAGCAAGATGCCATGTAAATCCTACAGTCTGCCAACAATCGCCTGTCAGACTGGTTACCGCATGGCGCAGCTACCCGGCACGGTATGCTCATCATGCTATGCCAATAAGGGATTCTATTCTATGTATCAGACAACAATCGAACCGGCGCAGGTAGCGCGCCTGGTCAGCCTGGAAGATCCCCTTTGGATCGATTCTATGGTTAACCTGATAGGCCAGGATGCATACTTTCGCTGGCACGATAGTGGCGATATCCAAAGCCTGGCGCATCTTGAGCAAATCGCCGCGGTATGCAATGCCACGCCAGGCACTAAGCATTGGTTGCCAACCCGGGAATATGGCATCGTGAAAGACTATGTCGCAAAGCATGGCAAGATACCGTCTAACTTGGTTATCAGGCTCTCTGCCATGTATCCTGACCAGCCGGTAAAGATACCTGCCAGCCTTCGCAATGTCGCTGGAATTGCCGCCAGCAATGTGCATACCGCTAAACCTATCGGTTCAGACTGTAACGCATCAAAACAAAACGGGGAATGCAGGTCTTGCCGTACTTGCTGGAGTCGCAGCAAAACAGTATCGTATGCAATGCATTAAGGGGTGAAAATGCAAAACTTAATTAATGAACTATTCGATAATGATGCTATTCATCATATGCATATGATGAGAGATCGCCGGCAATTAATCGATGCCATTATCGATATTGAACAGGCGCTCGATAACCCGGCGCATGGCGCGCATGGGACTGACTTGCACAGCGACATTAAATCGATTATTGATAACTTGAAAACACAATGGAAGGAAAATGCATAATGAAAACCTATAAAGCACGAAACGGCAACACCCAATATAAACCTAGCCTGTCGTGGCTGCTAGCTGCTACTGAAAACAGCGAAGGATTCTGCCTGGCCTGTGGCAATGACGGCCAGGCCGCCGAGCCTGATGCGCGCAAGTATAAGTGCGAGTCGTGCGGAAAGCATAAAGTTTACGGGGCAGAGGAACTCATGCTTATGAACCTGTATTACAGCGACCAGGGCGAGCCTGATAATCGTACCAGCCACGATTACGGCGATCCTAGCACCCAGGTCGCACCCTAGCAGTACTCTCTCCCTGCGCCTGCTAACGCGGACGCATGGGGGGCGATTCTGCCCGATATATCATTATCTATTTACAGGGGATTATTATGTTTACAGTGGCTTATCATTCCAGGACTGACAAGGACGGCTGGCAGGAAATCTGCCGTCACCCTATCGACTCGCCAGAGTGGACTACCCAGGATCGAGCATTCATTTCTGAGATGGTCAAACAAGGCCAGATGGTCTTAACCTGCGGCTGGTCAATGTGGAACATTGTAAAGGGGGACGCATGAAACCAGTAGAATTTCCACTATATGGCAGCTTTGATGCTGCCCGATCCCATGGATGCTTTGTGTGCCTCGCGCCCCTGCCGGATGCGCCTATCCGAGATTTTAATTTTCCACCAGGCCGCGGGCAGTGGGCTATGCACTGCAAACAGTGTGGATGCTGGACATTTTTTGATGTTCGGGAGGCCGCATGAGTCCCTGGCGCAGACAGGCATCCGACCTGCTAGGCTGGTTCGCCCTGCTCGCCCTAGCTGCCCTGCTAGGCGTGGGCTGCTGGCTAGCCGTTGTCCTTTTATTTGTGTTGGGGGGTTGACAGCCCCATGCGCTTGTGTGTTAGCATCCGTCCTGTCCGTGAGAAAAAACGGGCTTCCCTGTGGTGGGGTGACAAGAGAACAGAACCCTTTGATCTGGGTTTCGGTTGTGTCGAGTTTCTCTTGCTCACCACCACCGCGACCGGAAGCCCAGATCAGAGGGTTTTTTCTTTTGGGCTGCACCATGATGGGCAATGCAAGCAACAGCGTCATGCGTGGAGAGTGCTACTGGTGGCTAGGTCTGCAACAGCACACAAATGGGCGGCGAAGATAGCACCCATGACCGAAAGGCTGTCGGGTGTCGTGGCTCCGTCGGAGGACGATTCAAGGACGCATCGGCTAGGCTAGGTGCGTCCACCATCAGAGGACTGTGTAATACGTAATAGGTAATGTGATATGTGTTAGTAGTAGTAGCATCATGTAGTAGATTTATCTTTTCACTTATAGGAGATCATCATGCAAGAAAAATATTGTGTTAACTGCGCTTTCTGCCAGATCGACATCAACGATACCAACTTGAGCACCTGCCACCGTAGCATCACGCCCAAGCGCAATCCCGTCACGGGCGAGGTTGTGAAAGTGTGGTGCAAGACCGAGCGTATGTATGACGCGGGTTGCGGTGTTGATGGACGGCACTATGTCGAGATGAACACCAAGAAGCCCTCTGAGGCCAAGGAAGCATTTGACCGTATGTTCCATGGTGATGGTGACTGGGATGTATTCGGTCGCAGCCTGAAGCAGGGGAGCTAACCATGGCTGACTTTTCACCACAGGCACGGAACTCTGCAATATGGAGTGGCGATGCACGGCAGATCGCTGCCGGACGCGCTGCCGATGTATGGCTGACCAAGACAGGCGCACAAGAAATAGAAGATATATCGGACATTGAAGCCGTGCAATGGGGGCTGAGGCTGCAAGAGCCAATCGCCAGAGCAGTAGGAGATCGCCTCAAGGTTCGCCTCAAAGAACTGGACATTGAAGGTACGCACCTGACCTTACCCTGGATGCGCTCGCACTTCGATTTTGTCAGCGATGACAACAAGACATTGTTCGAGATCAAGAATTACAACCTACACGCTAGATCGAAATTCGGTGACGATGGTTCGCAGGATGTCCCCGCGGCTGACATGGCGCAGTGCATCCACGAAGCTGCGGTGTTTGGTGTCCAGGTTGTGAATCTGTGCGTGTTGTTCGGTGGTCAGGAACTGTGCATCTATCCCATCAATGTCGATGATGCGATGAAGCAACTGATGATCGACCAGGAGGCTACCCTATGGGCGCATATCCAGACCCGGACACAGCCAGAGGCCACGCACCCGGATGACCTGCGCCGTCTGTTCCGCAAGGATGATGGCAGCTACAAGGTGGCCTCGCAAGAGGTGCAAGCCGCCTGCATGAAGCTGAAAGAGATCAAGCAGACGATCAAGCGCCTCGAGGAGCAGGAGGAGATTCTCACCGGCATGGTGCAGAACTACATGGGTGAGACATCATTGATTCAGACGGTGGATGGTCACACCCTCGCCACCTGGAAGAAGGCTTCAGATGGTGAGCGATTCGATACCAAGCGCCTGAAGGCAGAGATGCCTGGCTTGTACGATCAATACAAGGTGACGAGCCTGGGAAGCAGGAGGTTTCTTGTTAAATGACCTAGAGCAGGAAATCAAAGCCATCCTTCAGCACTATCCACTGACTGATCTGAAGATGGTGAACTATGTTGAATCTACTCAGACTTTATATCTAATCTATCGAAAGCAATCAAATGCTAGTCAGACTACTTGAACCAGACCCGATCCTGCGCGATGACCCTGTTCGTCCGAGAATCAGTCCTAGTAAGCGCATCGACGGAATGAATCGAGCCGTGTTTGCATGGGTTGAAAATCGAAAGATATGCGCGATTGCTTGCGTGTCTTATCAACAACGAATACCTACAAGGGTAAAAGACCTGCTTGAATATCATCAATGGCCTACTAGAGCAATTCTTTACTCGGTGTGGTCTTACAAGAAGGGATCAGCAAGCAAACTGATTCAGCATTTTGTAAAACGAATGAAAGAGGAAAAGTTACGCATCATCACCATGTCTCCCAAGACTGACATGGCAAGGAACTTCCACTTGAAAAACGGTGCAAAGGTTCTGAAAACAAATCGCACAACGGTGAACTATGAATACTAGGGGAATTTATGAATGAGATAGCAGATCGTTGCATCGAATATGCCAGGAAGGATGACTACCCTGTTACTGCCCAGCTATTGTGGTCAGCAGCAAGGGAAATCAACCGGCTGGAGCATGAAGTAGCAGAACTGACCCTAAGACTGCAAACCAGTTTGAAGGTCAAAAAATGAGTAAGATAGACCTTGCAATCTATGTAATGGCTGCAAGTAGCATCATTGATACAATCCTTTCACTTATGGAGAAATTCAAATGAGTAACGCATTGGTAACTATGGATGACATTAATTTCATGGGTAATGCAATCAGCAAGTCTGGGCTGTTCGGAATGAAAACACCCGACCAGGCTATCGCTCTCATGCTGATAGCCCAGGCCGAGGGAATGCACCCTGCCATCGCAGCGCGTGACTACCATGTCATACAAGGCCGTCCAGCACTGAAGGCAGATGCAATGCTGGCGCGGTTTCAGACTGCTGGTGGCAAGGTCAACTGGGATGTCTATACGGATGCCGAAGTCAAGGCTACCTTCTCTCACCCGGCTGGTGGCAGCGTCACCCTGTCCTGGACGCTAGAACAGGCCAAGCGTATCGGCCTGGCAGGGAAAGACAACTGGAAGAACTATCCTCGCGCCATGCTCCGCGCCAGAGTCATCTCTGAGGGCATCAGGACGGTCTATCCGGGTTGCGTGGTGGGCGTGTATACGCCAGAGGAAGTGCAGGACTTTGACCAGCCCAAACAGCGCCCTATGCGCGACATGGGTGCGGTGGAGGTGGTAGAGGAAACGCGGGAAGCGTTCATCGAGTCAGACGAACTGCCGCCAGCAGGGGTGGACATCTGGCCTCTGAATGTGCCTGGGCGCGACACCATGCAGTGCGCTGGCAAGGAAGAATGGGTGGAGGCGTTCCTGATGCTGGTGGGCAAGGTTGCCAATGCCAAGCTGACGGATGCCGAGAAACAGGCAAAGGTAGCGCAACTGCGCTCTGCCAACACCGCAGCATTCTCCCGGATGGGCATTCAAGCCAGCGCCGAAATCTACCGCCAAATCACTGAGATTCTGCCGCCGCCGGAGGTGGGCGCTGAAGGTGCAAAAAAGTGGGTGGAGGAATTCGACAAAGCGTTACAGGAACCCAGTGCGTCGCAATCCTAGCAATGCTTAAGCGTGGGCCTATCACGCCACTGGATGCCATCAGGGATGCGAAGTGTATGCGCCTAGCAGCACGAATCGCTGACCTGAAGGAACAAGGTCACACTATCACCATGGAGATGGTAACGCTGGGAGAGAAACGGTTTGCAAAGTATTCACTTATGAGGCAACACAATGGATGACTATGGTTACAAGGTCAAACGGTTGATAGAGGGAAAAGGGGTTTTGTTTACTAACGCAGAGAAGTGGGACGAAGGTAGTCCAGACATGAAAGGAGAGATTCTATATAAGGGTGAACTTATTAAAATTGGTGGTTGGATCAGGCATACAGACAAAGGGATGCTCATATCCCTTGGTATAGACAAATTCAAAAGGAATCGTGATGGCAACTAAGACACCAGAAGAAGGCAAGGGCGTACTGTTCAGCGCCGACAAGAAGGGCAACCCGAAAGCGCCGGACTTCAAGGGCGAGATCATGGTGGAGGGAAAGATCATCAAGCTGGCAGCGTGGAAGCGCCAATCAGCCTACGGCGAACTGATTAGCCTGGCTCACAATACCTACAACGGTGGCGCTCCGCAGCAGAAGTATCCGCGTGAGATCAACAACGATGATGACAACTCGGTACCCTTCTAATGTCTAAAATCTTCCTATCTACTCCCATGTACGGTGGTCAATGCACTGGCTTCTATTGCCAGTCCTTGATCCAACTCAACAACCTGCTCAAGAACTCTGGCAACGAGTGCGTCATGTCGTTCATGTTCAATGAGAGCCTGATTACCAGGGCGAGGAATGCACTGGTTCACGGGTTTCTCAAGACGGACTGTACGCACCTGATGTTCATTGACGCTGACATCAAGTTCAATGCTGCTGACATCCCTCCCATGATCGAGGCCGACAAGGACATCATCTGCGGCATCTATCCCAAGAAGGAAATTAACTGGCATACCGTCAAATCGGCAATGGATGCAGGTGTTCCGGTAGATCAACTGAAACACCATACCGGGGCATTTGTGGTGAACCTGGTGGACTACAACGCATCCGTCACCGTGCCGATCAATCAGCCGGTGGAAATCTGGAATGGTGGCACTGGGTTCATGCTCATCAAGCGTAAAGTCTTTGCGGAACTGGCTGACAAAGTTCCTAGCTACATCAATGATGTCACAGACCTGTCTGGCAGCATCAAGCAGGATTTAATTAGGGAATACTTTGCTACCAGTATTGAGGAAGGTACGCAGCGCCTGCTATCAGAGGACTACCACTTCTGCAATATCTGGAGGAAGGCCGGCGGTAAGGTCTGGGCAGCACCCTGGGCGCAACTGGCTCACATAGGGACGTATGCCTTTGAAGGTCAACTGTTGCAGTCAGCCTAAAAAAAACCCCCAGCAATGGGGGCGAAGTTCCCGAGGAGGGAGAGGCAACGAAGAATGGAGACATTATGACAGACGCAGCGCAGCGCGGTAGACGTAACCGGCAACGGGGACAAGAGGGAGAACGGGAAGTCTCTAAGCTGTTATCTGATTCTCTCAATATGTCTGTTAAGAGGTTATTGGGACAGGAGAGGGACAAGGGTTCTGACATCCTGACCAAGCCATATCGGTGGGAGGTGAAGCGCAGGAAACGTATTGGATTGATCTATGACTGGTTGGAGGAAGCGCAAGACGGCCTCCAAAACGCATCAGAACGGCCTCTAGTAGCATTCCGTGCAGACGGCAAGGGTTGGCTAGTAGTCATGCCCCTTGAGGAGGCTATACGACTTATACGAGAGGAAATAGTTAATGAAGATAATGGATGTGTTAATAAGCCTGCTTGACGGGTATGAGCCTAGCCTGATGCTTCCTCACGAAGCAATCATGGCATGGAAGCCCAGTGATCCTCGGCGCTACGATACCCGGCGTGACAAGTGCCTGGAGTATCTGAAAGCCAGGAATCTCTGGGTGCTGGATGGGAAGTTCACCCCAACCAAGTCTAGCCATACGGACATCACGGTGGTGTTCAACCGCGCCAAGAGTGAAATGGGCGAGAAGATGATCCAGGTGGCAAAGTGAAAGCCCTTGTGATTGCAGCAACGGCCTTGCTAGGCGCTTGTTCTATCTTGCCGGGGTCTAGTCCCAAGATCGAACCGGTAGCACCTGTAGCGACTCCTGCGCCGCCAGAGCCGGCTACTAGCCTAATAGTGGAGAAGGAGATCACTCCGCTGACTAGGGCAGAAGTGATTGCCGGAATCAACGAGTGCGAGACATCTAACCTGCGCCCGGTCATCCTGTCTACGAAACGCCGGGTTAATGGGCAGCTAATCCCGGCAGTGGTTGAGGTGACTTGCCTGCCTAAGATACCTAAATAGGTGACAAAGTGAAGAAAGAAATTGCCCTAGTTATTGTTGAAGCCTGGAAGAAAAATTCCAAGGTTATGGAGGTGCAGGAACTAAAAGATTACTTTGCCGAAAAGAATCAATTTGTTCCGTACAAAACCTCTATCAAAGTAATGGTTAGCGAACGTAACCGGCTTGCCAGTTCTGCGTTATGGGATGGTCATTTCAACCGTGCTGTCGTGTTGCTGATGAAGCACGGATTGAAAGACAGTTCTCAGGTTCGTAAGCCTGAATTAAACGAAACATATATTGTTTCAAACAGGCTGAGTGGTGACATTCGCAATCCCAAGTCGGATTGGAAATACGTCAAGTGACTACCGGCAACCCCAGCGCCGTCTAGCTGCTTTACCGCGCTCACCCTTCCAACTCTTGCTCCTGGCACAGAACGACTTGTGCCGGGGGCCAGACTTGGTGGGAGCCTTGAGGTTACTTCCGGCGGCACGGGCTTTGCGCCTGCCTTTCTCGGTTAGGCCAGCGCCCCTGCTTGCTGGTAGCTTTTCACCCCTGCCTACAGACAGGCTTGGGAATTTCTTAGCCACGGCGCACCTTGCGTTTCTTGGCAGTCTTGGCTGATCTGCGAAATGCCATAGCAGTAGGATAGCCTTTCTGCCCCGGCTTCTTGGCTGGCAAGCCCAGCTTCCTGCGCCGGTTGATGTTGTAGTACAAACCTTTCTTAACCATAATTCCTTGTCCCTTGTTTGTCGATTATCAGCCTGCTGTGTCTAGGAGCCAATGTTGGGTCGGTAGACACGCTGATGTGCGTCCAGGCATCAAACTCTAGAATGATCTGGTCAAACAGCACAGAGGCCGTAATACAGGCTTCTACTACCTGCCTGGGAGTCATGCCGGGTACGCGAATGTCTGCCGCGCAGCCTATACGGTGCTGGCTGGAATCCTTGGAACCTACCGCGTCATTGACCTGTTTGTTGCGAAACCCGCTGTTAATCATCACCGGCTTGCCGCCTACCGCTTCCTTGACCTTTTCTAGCAAGTAGGCAAGACGCTGAAGATTGCTGATCTCCTCCTGGGTAGGACTGTTGTCCCAGCCGTTCCGGGCAGCGACCTCGGAGTGCGTCAGTTCTTCTAGAGTGAAGTGTGGTGACAGGTTCATTTCTCAATATGCTCCGTAACTTTGACTGCTGCAAGGATGCCAATAAAACCGCCAACGATGGTGTTGAACGCCGGGCCAATGATGGGAAATATATCGTCATTGTTGACCACGCCGTTGGGCACAAACAAACCGTACAAAAATACACCAACCATTGAGATCATCACCAGCGACAGCGTGATGCTGACAAGGATGGTCACAAAGCAGATTGTGTTTTCACGGTTCATTTTTTCTCCTTCATGCCAATGATTTTTTCAAGCGTTCTACCGCCGAAATAAAAACTCATAATTAGCATTCCCCATTGTCCTAGCAATTCAACGTACTTCTGGTTTACTTCAATGTGTGCAGCAGACAGGATGGCAAAAACAAAATAGCCCAACAAAATGGCTATCAAGGTCATAGGACGGATGTTCTTGGATAGCCATGAATCTGACCCCATGTCTGCTTTGAGTCTGTCGGTAAGTTCATGTTGCTCCGAGACATCCGCGTTCAGTTGCGCCAGTTCGCCGTTCTGCTGCATTTCCAGCAGTTTCAGTTTGGCGGCTTCAGCAGCAGCAGGATCAGGGAACACCTTATCCAGAATCTTGCTACCAATATCTAGTACAGCACCCAGTGGGAACATAGTTAGCCTCTGAAGTAAATTGCCACGAAAATGATGATGCCACCAATGCCAAGGAATACAAAGATTCCTGCCATCATTAGCATTTCTTCTTGTTCCTGTTTTTTTCTGGCAGCGCGGTCTTTGGCAAGCCTAGTTTTGCGGATAGCTTCTCGGTTAGCTTCATCCTGTTCACCGCTGATTCTGTTGCGCTCGGCACACAGTTCGTGATACAGGTCTAACTCACCCTTAAGAGTGAACATATCCCGCAGCTCGCGCTCAAACTCGCGCATTTGCTTGCGGTGCATAACAATGGTGAAAGCCTGAGAGAGCGCAGATTCTTGCACTGCGGCTTCTTTGGGATCGTCAGACTTTGGTTGAGCCTTGAGAACTTCTACTTCTTTGGCGGCTTTTTCGATCTGGCCTTGGGCTTTGAAGAACTTGGACAAGTCCTCATAGCAGTCCTTGATCTCATGCCCCATGTTGATGGCTTCTTTGACAAAGCCAACACTGGTCTTAGCTAATGCAAACGCCGCCCCGATGGTTACGGGGTCAATCATGGTTACACCTACCTAAAGAGTCTTTCGACTAAATGCGTTGCTCCAGCGCCTACACCGCCAGCAGCAAGCATCAAGCCGATAGCTACCCCCTTAGCCCCGGTCATCTGCTCTTTCATCTGCTTCACATCGTCACGCAATGATTCCACCTCGCCTGTCAAAGTCTCGACGGCGTTAAGCAGCCTTCCAAACTCTACCGGGTCGATCTCAGCCATTACAGACCTTCACCTGGAGTGACATAAACAATGGCATTTCCAGTGGCAACAATGGCAGATAGATACAGCGTAGCCGTGTTAGTTGCCTGGGCTGGGGCAGTCAAAATAATTGTCGCATTGTTGTGCAAGACCATGCCATAGGCAGGAGTTCCTCCAACAGGAACAACAGCATCTCCCGTACTGGAATTGCTCAACCTAACAAAAACTTCTGCTGCCGTTCCGTTATGAACACGCACTTGGTTAGCAGGACTATCAGAAAGAATGGCTACCGTATTTGCAGCGGTAGTTACATTTATCCTGGTGGTCTTGCCTTGAACTTGGAAGGCAATGTTGTTAGCCATGATTAGTACACCTTCCGTCCGGGCTTGGTGGTGTTGCTGATCTTGGTCGAGTAGTTGTTCTCATCAAAACAGAACACGCTACGGAAGCCGCCATAGGGCATCGTGCCTGGAGTCCAGTGCGGCTCACCACCCTGGCTGTTATCACGGGGAGTCTGAGGGCGCATTGCCTTCGCCCACTTCTGACTGTAGTTCAGATTCTCAGCGCCAGGTACGGTGCTTTTCTGCTCAAGTTCCTTCGGATCGCGCATCATTTTTCTCCTTAGTCTTTACCATGAGGTAGGAGAACAAGGCAAAAAATGCGCTCATTCCCAACCGTTCGTATGTAGGCCACCACATTGTCCAGCAAGCCAGTCCAAACGACATGGACAAAGCTACGATGGTCAATACTTTATCAGCCAACACTGACAACGCCAAACGCAACAACGCAATACCTTCCATCATTATCCCCTTAATAAGTAAACCGATATATTAACTGCTTTCTTCCTCATCTGCCATAAATCCACTACCCCATTCATCGTCACTTATCTTCTGCTTCACCTTTTCTAGATTCAGCGCCCGGTCGATCACCTTGGTCTTGTCGGTCAGGGTGGCGGTCGGGTCAGCCATGACCTGCTTGAGCAGATCGCTGATGGCCTTCTCTAGGTCTGGGTTTATCCCCTTGGATTTCTTGCTCACCGGGTAGCCCGTTTAGCTGGGCGAGACTTCCGTGCATCCTCACGGCGCAGGCGTTCCAGGTTGCGCTGGGCTTGCTTGCCGCCCTCGGCCTCACGCACACCACCTTCACGTTCTGATTGGGATGCCCGTTGTTCTGGGTTACGTTCTTGAAAATTTGGCATAGTCATTCTCCTAGTAGCACGTTGGTTTGTCTTAATGTTGCCATTGGCAGTTGTATGCCATTGCGGATCAGGTTTGCAAAAGCTGTTTCTATTACCGATAGCTGCCTGACGTTACCTTTAGTTACGGCATTCAGTCCTGTTAGTTGTCGCGTGATGTTAGTTGCCGCAGCCTCAGACATCAAATCAGCGCCAATAATTGCAGGCTTGATTACCGTATCCCATTCCCGAATTAGCTTGGTCACATCGCCATTAGCGCGGCGAACCAAACCTTCAACAACCCCTTTTTGGAAATCTTCCAATCCTTCTGGCGTAGCCTTGATGTAGGGCGCAAAAGTACTCAGTTGCTTCACCGGGTCAGCGCCAAACACCATCTTGTCAAAGGCATTGGCAGGCGTGTCTCCCAGAGAATTGACTGCGTTTTGTAACGCATCTGCCTGGTCTTTGGGAATCTTGGCCTCTTGCTTTGCCCTATCAATCGCACTGGTTGCCCGTGACTTGGCAGCGTCAATGGCTTGTTTGCTCTCCACCTTTGCAGCAGCCGTAATCTGACCGCGCTCAGTAGCAGCCTCCCTGCCAACCTGTTTCTGTTCGGCACGGGCTTGTTGCGTCAGAACGCGCTCTTGCCTTGGCACTTCCGAGAGAAGTTGACCTGCTTGTTTTTCTCCAGCAGCCAGCGCCTTTTCTCCTGCTTTTACGCCCCCGGTTACGGTTGCCTGGATGTCTTTGCGTGGCTCAGTCACGGCAGCGGTACGGGCTTTTCCACCACGGGCTAGGATGTCAGCAATAGGTTCTTCAGTCCGTAGCGCAGTTTTTAAACCTTTGGCAGCACGTTCACGCACCGCGCCCAATAGTTCCGGCGCTTTCTTTCCAGACAATTCTTCTGTCTTGGCGAGGTTAGCTAGGTCTTGCTGCAATGCCGTAAACGGCGGGAATTTCAGTATGTCGCTGTACCGCTTCAGCAAATCCTTGGCAGAGGAACCTTTGTTAAAAATATCGTTGGCAATGACATTCCTGCCAAGTTTTTCCAATTCCTCATTGCTTGCACCCGACAATGCACGATACGCCTCAACAGCGCCGTGCGAATCAAAAATTGAACCAGCCAGCTTTGAGGCATCAGTCGAATACTGGGACGCATCCCATTCAGTCTTGCCGAGCAGCCTGTTGCCTAGGTCTGACTTGTAATTGTTGATTGGGATTGAAGCATCCCGATACTTGTTTAGGTATTCACTCCAAGGTTTTGACTGACCACCTTTAGCTACAAACTGATCTTGAATGCTCTGAACAAGTTGTTTGAGATCGCCGGCCATTTTCTGACCAATGGCATCAAACCCCTCTGCCGGAACACCAGCAGCACGATCACCCAAGAACCTGCGGAGGTACTCAAGTGATTGAAAATCGCCAGGAATGATCTGGACAATTTCCTCTCCCTTTTCATTTGTGACTAGCTTTTCTTTACCTTTTAAAGCCTTGATTACGCTCTTGATCTGAGACTCAAGCTGCGGAACAGTAATGCTGGCCTTCTTTGTTTCCGGGTCAATTAGCATTGCATCGAGCCGTTGTATCGCATCCGTATAGGATTTTGTATTCTTGTAGCTTTGACCTTGCTTCTCTAGATTCTTTGCCGCAGTAAAAATGCCTGATTCAGCGCCAGACATTTGTTGTTCTCTGATCTTCTTGAATTTGTTGAACTGGGCTTCTGCTGGCGCACGGGCAGCTTGTCCAAGTTCTGTTTCGGTCAAAGGCTGACCAATGCGATTCCCAGCCTCCTCAACATAGCCGCGAGACACTTCTGCACGTTTGCGGGTTTTGGTAAGTAGTGAGCGCAGGCGGGTAACTTCAGCGTCAGAATTACGCAAGAATTCCTGCACTTGTTGCTGCGTATCTTTTTCAATGGCATCTGCCGCCTGGTACATTTTCTGCCGCTGATCCCGCGCTTTCCCGGCAGCAGCATCACGCAACCGCTTGGCAGTGGCGCGAGATTCTTCTAGCACCTTGGTAGCTTCTGCTTCAGTTGCCATTTTGAATTGGGACAGACGTTGTTCATACTGCTTGGCAATGTTTGCAGCCGTTGTTTGCGCTTTTGCACCAACAGCCTCGCCAGCCGCAACGCCACGTTGAGTTGCAGCAGTGGCGGCTTGCTCTCCCTGCTGAATCAAAGCATTTGCAAAATCTTCTGCCTGCGAAGAAATCTGTGCTGCACGGGCATTCAAAAACCCAATGTCATTGTCTACGCCAGACTTGATCCCAGACAACAAGCGGTCAAAATTCTCTACACCAGCAGCAGTTCCAAGAGAGTTAATGGCATCTTGTCTTTGCTTGGTGTACGCCGTTTGTGCTCGACTAAGATCAACTACATCTTTAGTCACCATTTTTACAAGTTGTCCTGCCTTGCCAGTCAAAAAATTAGTGGCAGCAGAAACAGGAACAGCCCCAACAACAAATCTTGTAGCTTCTGCGCCAAGACCAGGTTCATCAGCCATTTCATAGGCTTGCCCAGCCGCTTCAGAAGCAGCGCCGCTAAGACCGCCACTAATTGCTCTAGTTGTTCTGCTACCTCCAATAAACGGAGCCATGCCCGTAGCAAACCTGCCAATGCCAGACAAAAATGGCAATCCCGTTGCTTGGGCTGCACGACCGCCAGTAGACAAAATTTCTGGGAGCATTGCCCCGCCAACAGCACCGCCTACAGTAGACGTTGCAAGTTCACCAAGGCCAATGTCTTTACGGCTTCGATCCGGTTCAGCAGGAGTTACGCCAGCTTTTTGTGCAGCTTGACGCTGACGCAATTCAGCAGAAGGAACAGGAACTTCACCTGACCTAGAGGCAGAGGGAGTTGGTGCATCATCAAAAACTATTGATGATTTTTTTTGTGTTGGCTCAACCTGCGTTGGCTCATCAAATTTAATAGGCATAATCATTCCACCGTAGCTGATCTACCACCAACAATAATTTTTGTCCCAGAAGGCAACCCTGCTGCCTCTGCTTCTTGAAGCGTATTGAATTTTGGAGTTCCATTTCTTGTGGCAATAAACGGCTGCGCCTTATCGTATATTTCATCCATTCTTAAATCTACGCCCCTACGAGCATAAAAATCTTGTGAACTACGCAACGAATCTTCAGCAGATTTTCTGTTTGATTCTAAGAACTGCAAGAACACTTTTGGATCATCCGTTACTCTAGGAACTGTTCTTTCATACCTTGGCAACTCATTAGCAGTAAGGTTAGCGCCATACAATGAATGTCTATCCGGCGCAATAACTGATTCTAGTTTTCCAATAAATTGACTTAATGCTGCTGCATTAGGATATTTGTCTGGGTTTGCTCTTGCAACTGACATTATTTTTTCTGATGCAGAGCCGCCGCCAGGAATCAATGTTAAAGCGGTTCGCAATCCTGGTGATAACTGATACTTGTCTTTGTTTGTTTCATAATCTTCAATCAAAGCATCGTATTGCTTAACAAGGGCAGACTTTGCTTCAAGTTTTCCTTCAGCTACTTTTCCAATGCTGCCAACTTTTTTTTCTGCCGTTTCTCTCTTGCCTTGTTCTTTAATTCTTGCGGCCTCAAGCATCGTGGCACGATTTCTTTCAGCCTCTTCTTTCTGTTCCCGTCTTTGGGCAAATCCCATTGCTATGTTACGAACTTTATCTTTAAGTTCGTTGTTTACCCTGTTTACATCTTCCATGTTTTTGATGACTGATTGAATGTTTCCAGTGTGAATGCCGTGAGCAATGACGCTGTTCTGTCCTGCAATCCACGCAGCATTTTCAAACTTTTCTTTAGCAGCAGCATAGTTAGTGGCTGCTAACTTCATGCCTTCTTGCAAATTTTTATAGATTGTTTCTCTATCAGCTTTGATTTTGTTAAACGCTTTGTCAAAGTTGATCGCCTCTTGTTTCCATAAATCTTGACGGCCTTTCTTCCAACCTGTCATCATGCCAGTCATCGCATCCAAGCCAAGTTTGGCATTAGCCTTGCCGCCAGCGCCTAACATCAAACCCATGGTCATCATCAAACTGCCCATTTGAGCGTAGGTAGACAAATCTTCTTGGGTCGGCTGATGCGTTGGCAAAGGATTGGCAGACATTTTTGTTTCATAATCTTTTTGTCTACCTTGAATGTCCTCTAAATACTTTCCTGTTTGTTCTTCTCCAGCTTTTTTAACGTTAACTTTTTGCGCTGATTCTGCCTCGGCAAACAAACTTTTTGACTTGCGTTCTTCTTCACGCAAAGCCATAAGCGCATCTTGCTGCTCACCAACACGCTGCGTGTCTTGCTGATACAGCTTTTGTGCTGTCTCATAATCGGCAGGCGTGTATGGAACTTGTCCAGAAATTTTTGGTGCTGTTGTTCCTAGGGTAGCCATGGTTACACCTGCGCTGAAGGTACGTTAGGTTGCATTCCGTACATTGCTGCGAGTGCTGCTGTATACGCTTTCATGGACGATGACACGCCAGCATCCTGCGTCAACCCTACCCTGACCGCATTAGCTGCGTAGGAGTCACCAATCTGCGCCACCTTAAGGCCGTAGTTATATTGGGTGTCCAGCAGGTTTTGACGGAACGTTTGAATCTGAGTAGCCGCCTGTTGTGCGCCAACACCGCCTCGGCGTTCAACACCCTGCGCTATTTGAGCCTGTGCCGCTTGCAGTTGCTGCTGTCCTGCTGGGGTCAATTCACCGCGCAGAGCCTGGGCTTGCAGTTGCCTGCCTTGTTCTTGATACGGTTGACCAATCGCGGCAATGTCTCGCCTAGCTTGCTGCGCTTGTTGCGCTGCCTTACGGCCTTGTAATCCAGCCATCAACCCGCTACCAATCCCTAGACCAGAACGCAGCAACAGGTTGCGCTTTTCCTGCGGGGTCATGCCTTTGGTCAGATCGTCAAAAAGCCCTTTTTCTTGGGGGGCAGCGGGAGCAGTTGGAACCTCATATTGCATCCCAGATGCCAGAGAGGGATCAAGTTGCGTTTCTGCACCAGGCAAAAAAGGTTTGGTAATTGCCTGTGTAGCCGTAGACGCTGATCTAGCAGCAATAGCAGGCCCTGCCGCAGTATATTCAGCATCTCTTGGGAAGCCTGGCGCACTAGCATCAGGAGGGAAAAACGTAGTATTTTGATCTGCTCCCGGAGGTTGGCCTCCAGGATAAAGGTCTGGAAATTGCTCTGCTGCTGCCTCTGGCGTGAATGAACCCATTTCTTGACTGGTATCAAACTCACCATCATAGTATTCAGGCAAGCCGGTATGCGGGTTAATCGTGCCGCTGCCGCCCTCATCCTCAAGCATTTGGGCTTCTTCCGGCGTGATATGCGCCAGCATCTTGTCACCCTTGCGTCCATAGCCTTGCAACAACTTGGCAAGCATAGGCAAAGCCGAAACATCAGCCGCCATTTCGGTTCTCAACAGTTTTGCGATTTCTTTAGCCATTTACGCACCCGTTTCGTCTTTTAGCTTCAGTGATTCTGTATTCCAAACCCTCTGCTGCTTACTTTCTGAGTCCCCGCCAAACAGCGGCCCACCCGCATCAATACGCAATGCCTGACCTAAAGCCGCAGACCCCGGCCCTGGCGTTTGTGCTGGCTGTCCGGCAGTGGATGTTCCAGCCGTAGGAGTCTTGCTTAAATACTTAATGTCCGGGCTTAAGACCTTGCTTAATGCCATTTGCGTGAATTGGCGTTCTGCTGCGTTGTCTCCCGTGCCAGTGCCGCTAGAGGGAGAACCATACAGATATTCGCTAAGACCGCCAGCAATGCCGCTTGCGCCAGCCTGCTTCAGGGATTGAGACAGGGGAACGCCGCCGGCTAGTTGACTTGCCAGACTGCCGCCGGCAGTAGATAGCCCCCTAGCTAGTCCACCAATAGTTGACGGAGACAAGTTTGGAAACGTGCTTTCAATTACGCCAGGTTGTATTGTGCCGCCGGAAAACTCACCGATAGGTGTAGAGCCAAGGCTGCTTTGCAAACCAGAGGTTACAGCCCCTCCAATACCGCCCGTAACCGCCCCTTTTAGGACATTCCCGCCCGTCAATGCCGCAGTTGTTCCTCCAATCACAGCCCCTCCTGCCGCCGCTGCCGCTGCACCAGTAAAGCCCATAGACGTACCAATATTCAAAGCAAGATTCGGAGCGACAAAGATCGCAGCAACCATAACAACAGGCGCTACAGACTTAAAAAATGATTTCCAGCCCATTAGTATTCCTCTAACAACTTAGCTGACGTAATCATGCTTGCAATGACCTGATAGTCTGGTTTGGCAGGGTTAAGACCTTCAGCATCAGCTAGACCCAATTCAATGGCTTTGTTAAGAAACATGGGATACAAGGATTTATCTGTCAACACCATCTCGCCTGCTTTGCCAAGCTGGATGATGGCTTCTGAAGATACACCATATTCCTTCATCATCTTTATCAGATCAGCTTTGGCCTTGGCTACCTGTGGGTTGGCTTTCTTCTTGCCCCCACGGGCCATGACATCCATCATTTCCTTGTCTTTTTCTGAAATCATGTCAGTCCCAATGATGCTGCAATCTGTTCGTGGATATACAAGTGAGAAGCAATCCAATCATAGAATTCCTCCTCCTTATTCCAATCAACATCTAGAAGGTTGAATGGGTTGTTCAAATCCAAGTAGCCTGCAAACGCTTGATGCTCTACCTGATGCACTTGCAACCAATCGTCCAGGTTGTCTATGTTCGCGTCAATCAACGGATACACCGGAACCGGAACACCTAAATCCATAAACGTCTGCTGAAACAATTTGTGCTGCAACCCGTTCTCAAATAGAAATTCGCCAAGGCTATCCTTGTCACCGAACTTCACGATTGAGAGGGTTTCCATGTTCATTAGACACCGTAGTACGGAATTTTCTTATTAGTGCCATTAATCAAGATTGTAATGTAACCTTCTGGAATTAGAAGGAGACTGCTAGTTGCAAACGTGGCGTTAGCCGTGCTAGTGGCGCTGATGTTCGCCCCAGCTAGAGTTAGGTTTCCGACATTGGTGGTCGTTCCACCTAGCGTGACCGTTGCATTTCCAAGAGTGAATGTGTTATTGGCAAGGCCAGCATTAGGTATGGTTGTCGCTGCCGAGACATTGCCAGTGTTCGCATTGCCGTACAAATATCCGGTCAATGCTTGTGTACGGATTGCAGTGGCTACGTTTGCATAGGTCACGTTTTCCGTTGTGACATTGCTAGTAGCAAGCGTTGCATTTCCACTACTAATCGTTACTGTGGCAAACGTAACCGCATTGACTGTACCGCCAGTAATAACCACCGCATTGGCGTTCTGGGTAGCCATCGTGCCAAGACCAGTTACCGCAGAATTAGAAATGGCAATCGCCACATTGACGGCGTTAGTTACTTGACCTTGGGCATTGATTGTGACCTGCGAAACAGATGTAGCATTGCCGTATACAGCCGCAGTGACAGCAGTATTTGCAAGGCTGATCGTGCCAGTGCCGGTAATCGGCCCACCAGTAAGGCCAGTGCCTGTAGCTACGTTTGTAACCGTTCCAGACCCACCGCTTGCTATAGCGACATTGGCTGCGCTAGTAATCCTGCCTTGAGCGTCAACCGTGATTTGCGATACCGTGGTGGAATTACCGTATGTTCCGGCAGTCACCGCAGTGTTGGCAAGGCTGATCGTTCCAGTGGTCGTGATCGGGCCTCCGGTTAATCCGGTTCCCGTTGCTACGTTGGTAACTGTCCCACTACCGTTGCCGCCTGACCCGCCGCCTGCCGTTTTTAACATGATGTCTCCTTACAGGCCGTCACCAGGAGTGATGTAAATTGTAGCCGTGCCGCTAGAAGTAATGCCAGTAAAGTAGGCGTTTGGCACAAAGGTCAAAATCTCATCAGTCGATGGCAACAGCGGGAATGATTGTCCGGTAGTCGTGACTACGCCTGCCGCATTGTTTGCATCAGAAACAGTCGTGCCGTAACCAAGGAATACGGTAACAGTGCCAGTGTTGATAACACGATACTGGTTGCCTCCCAGGGTGCTAGACGAGCATTGGACGGCAGTTGGAGCAGCAGTGTTGGCAACAAACGCTACGGTATTGCCCGTCTTGGTAAACGCATTAAGACCCATGATTGTTCCTTTTATTATTGAGCCGGAGGAACGGGCTTCAACGTTACTTGTTGGCTGGTAGTGTCGTAGTACGAATTTTCTGCCGTAGTGCTGTCATCGCAGTCTGCCCAAAACAAATCAGGCGGCACGTCAACAAGGCCATCTTTGGTGTCTTGCACTTGCACTACACGCGCACCCAACAATGAGCCGTCATAGTTAAAAATTTGTTCTTGTGTAGAAATATAGGCGTATTTCATATCTTCACCTTAGTATTCAAAAATAATTACACCAGCCCCGCCTGTAGTAGCGCCGCCGCCAGATGATCCGCTGCCTCCACCGCCACCATACGCTCCTCCATTTACTCTAGGGGCTGCGCCGCCGCCCAGATAAGATGAGCCGCCAGAACCTCCTAATGAATCAGTTGGATCGCTAGTGCTGCCAGCACCTCCTCTGATATTTAAATCTCCACCACTTCCAATTCCTCCTGCGCCTCCCTCGTTACTCCCTAATCCTGCTGATCCAGCAGTTGCTGATATGGTGGTAATAGATTGAGTGCCGGATGCTACTTGAGAGGACGCAGCAGACCCTCCAACCGTATACGTCAATGTATTTCCAGGCGTAAGTCCAGTTAAAGTTTTAATTGCTGTGCCTCCAGCGCCTCCGCCACCAGACTGACTTCCTGCTGGACCTGTTCCTCCTCCAGCAACAACAGTAATTCTCATTTTAGTTATGCCAGTAGGAATTGTAAAAGTAGCAGAAGTGCCGGACGTTTGGACGTTAGCCGTTGGAATTGCAGAAGAAATGCCGGCAGATGGCGCTTGCGAAAGCCAAGCCGTTCCGTTTGAAGTCAGCACGTTTGCGGATGTTCCTGGAGAAGTCAATCCAGTGCCGCCCTGCGCTGCGGTAATTGCGGTTGCAACGCTACTGATAGTCACGTTGGTCAGCGTCAAATTTCCGATGCTGGTTGTCGTGTTGCCCAAGTAAGTAGCAGTGTTGCCTAGCGTAATTGCCGTGGCAAAGTTTTGGTCAAGCTGTGACAGCGGAATTGCAGCGGTCGCAGTTGCAAAGATATTTGGAACAGCCATTAGAACCTCGCTCTTAGTTCGTGTTCAAATTCAAAACCATTGACTACAAATCCAGGTGTATTTGATGTCATGGTTTGACCCAAGTATTTACCCCATTGCTCTGCATCAGTCTTAAATAATGTGTAACCAGAAAAAATCCAAGGAATTGTTGCGCTTGAATTGTTTGTCCATGTCAACGTAGTTCCTGATGCGTTGTACCATGAAGCATAGTTAACCAATGTGTAGGTTGGACTGCTACCTACTTCACTATCGACTGTTGCATAAATTGTTGCGCCAATCGGCATCGTTGCTTCAATGCCAATTTTAAGTGCTTGCTTGTCCCGTATTGGATCGCCCATGGGCATCAGAGCCGTCTGTATAGTGCTTGCAGTATTGGCTGTGCTGTTGCCGTATAGCTTGTACAAGGCGTTACTGTCCACGCCGTACAAGGTAATCAAGCCGCCCACCGGGACGGAAGTGACATAGTTGAGTGTGTTGCCTTGGCTGGTAAAAAACCATTTCTTTTCAAAGAACACAGCCTGGACGTACCGAGAGCCGCCGTAGTAGCTTTGTTTGAAGTTGAATGCCGCGCACAAAATGTTGTTGATGAGAACCTGCCCAGCCGTGATTGGGTAGGTGAAATCAATGGTCGTGAACACGCCATCCAGTGCATCGGACAGCTTGCTGGTAGTCGAACCAACCAGGGCATACACTCCGTAATCGTTCAAGAACAGCACGGAACGGAAGTACGGGAAGATTGTGTCTTTGCGCTTGGAGCCTACCGAGGCGCTGACGTTGGTGTTGGTGAACAGCGTCAGGCCGGCAGTTGTTACCCGGACATCCGAGAACACGTTGATGCTGTCATCACCAAAGATGTACAGAAAGTTGTTAGCAGACAGAATCTGCTGAATGTTGCCGTGCAGCGTAGAGTCTGTCAGCAGGATGTTGCCAGCCGAGATGCTGGTGAAGTCGCTGTACGAGCCGGCTGCGGAGTAGGCTACCGTTCGTCCATAAGCCACCCAAACTCGACCAGAGAACGAGGAAATTCCTACGTTGTCGTTGCTGTTGATGACAGCCTTGGCAGTCGCGTTGTTTCCGCCACCGCCGGTAATGGTTACTGTGATGTTGGAAGAGTTGGTGTAGCCCGATCCTGGATTAACCATCAGAACCTGGGTAAGTTGACCGCCAGACAATACTGGCTGTGCCGTGGCGTTCGCTCCGCCGCCTCCAGCAATCGTGACTACCGTGTTGGACACGTTGGTGTAACCGCTGCCACCATTGGTCACTAAGACGCTGACCGTACCTTTTTTAAAAGTCACAATGCCTGCAACCGCATTGGCTCCCGTGCCACCGCCCCCGGACAAGGTAACAGTTGGGGCTACGGTGTAGCCTGTTCCAGCCTCTGACACGGTAATCGTCGTGACCGCGCCACCAGAGATGGTTGCTGCGGCAAGCGCCTGAACACCATTGGCGTTGTTTGGGGCGCTGATAGTTACCGTAGGGATGGCAGTGTAGCCAGAGCCGCCTGCAATGACCGCAATCGAGCCAACAGACCCAACAAAAACTAAATTTGTACCATCCCAAGTGTAATAGCCGTTGGACGGATCAAGGATAAGAGCGCGTTCGTCTTTCCACTGCCCGACTTCTACGCCAATCGCAGAGAATGTTCCGGCAGCAGCTACTGTGCCTTTGGCAGCGTCTGTGACGTTAAAGAATTCGCACCGTCCATCAGCCTGGAACGCAAGGATGTAGTCCTTGTTGTTGATGGAGCAGGAAAACAGGCCGGAAACGGTGTTGGTAAAGGTGACTGCCGTATTGCCGGAGTCAACCACCGTGCTGCGGTTGTTGATGATCTTGATGTTGGCAAAGCCAATCGGCTGGGCGTTCTCAATCCAGGCGAATTCCGTCTGGTCGATAGCCGTCCGGTTGGCCTTGGTATTGACCCCCTTGAACTCCTTGATGACCTGATAGGATTTTTTTTGCTCGGCAGCAGCCATATCAGTACGGAGTCGAGTAAGGGTTGGGCATCCTTCTAGTGTACGTTGTCGCTAGGACAGATTGTGCCTGTAGCTGATATTGCTGCTTGAAAATCTCAGCTTCGCCATAAGATTGTTCTTTGAACTTGGCCTTGTAACAAGCATAGAACGCCACCGGGGTAGTCCACGGGTCAGGTATCTGGTCTACTTCCGTTCCGCTTACTAAAGCGGTCGGGAGGATGACCGTATCGCATTCCATCGTGTACGTTTGATCTGGAACCGGGCCAATGTATAGGCTGGTCGGCCCGTACATGGAGAAGGCAATCGGTTGACCAACGTAATTCTGCCAGTAACGCAGTTGCGCGTTGAATTGCGTCCAGGGCAAGTAACGCATTGGAACGCGAGTGTTTCCCCAGTACAGATTGATGTTCAACACATCCATGGTCTGCATTGCTTCTGGAAAGTCAGTCAGAAAGGTATAGACCTCTTGACTTGTAATTGCCGTGACTGTCTGTATTTGCCTGAGACAGCCGGTATCTCTGACTAGACGCTGACGAGCGTCATTAATGTAGTCAGTCAGTTCATTGTCAGAATAGAAGTTGCCATTAGCATCATGGAGCAACCTGCGACATTCTGTAATGTAGCCCGAAAGAGTTTGTGACATCTGTATCCCATTATGCAGTCAAGGATAGGAGTTTTCCCCCTGCCCGCTTTGCAACGGGAAGGGGTACTTGTTCCACCACCGGGGATAAGAAGTGGTCTTTTTGCGGCGCTTCCTCGGTGATGACAAAATTCGCCAGCTTTTTCAATCCATCAGGAATTTCATTGCTGGTCAAACAAAGCCCGAGGGGTGCCAAATACGGTTCCTTGTTATTGTCACCGTATCCGAGTATGTGACGCGCTGCCTCTATCGGTATTTCAACAGTTTCATTTGTTGGGAACGAAACGTCTTTGCCGCGATAGTCAACGACAAGAGGTTTGAAATTCTTGTTTGTCACATAGACGGTTGTCATTACAGAGTCACCACATCGCCAAATACGGATATATCGCAAGTGCCAGCAACGGCAGTATTGACTTTTACAAACAGAGCACTGGCAGTGTAGGTGCTAGTTGCAGTACCTGCTGCCAGTGTCATGTCTTGGAAAGTAGTGTTGCTGGTCACATTCGACAGCAGGACGTTTCCAGTTACCGCATTCGACACGTTACCGTCCGAGGAGGTCAGGATCGTGACGTTTGCAGTATTGATGGTTGCGTTTGCGTTCATCACCGTGATTTGGCGAATGATGTATTGCGTACCACCCAGAATAGCAATAGTTGCTACCGCATTTCCAGTAGCAGCCAAAGACACGGTTTGGGTTTCGCCCACAGCGTATCGGCTAAATTTATCCGGGTAATTTGCGCCTACATGATTCGCTATCATGGTGACTCCTTATGTGTTGTAAGTACCAGTGGAGTCTTGACCGCCGTTGATGGTCACCAGAGTTGCGGTGGTGTTGGCGTTGACTGCTTTTGCAGCTACGTTAGTACCGTCCGAAACAAAGAAACCGCCAGTGTTGTTGGCAATCAAAGTACCCCATGCAGCGCCACTGTACATAACAACGCTAACGTTGGCTTGTGCATTCATCATATATGCACCAGCAGTAATCACGGTTCCGTTGCCGGTCGTGACTGCCGCAACCGTAGTGGTTTGCAGATAAGCTGAAGCGGTGTTGGTTGTAGTATTTGCAACCAGAATTTTATTGAGTGCAAGTGCCATGGCTTTTTCTCCTTATAGCGTGAGTGAGTTATAGCCGGTCACTTGGGTCATTGACTTGGGCTTGGTGTTTACCAATTCGGCAATCATCAAGACCGCGCCAACGTAACCAATCTGCCAGTTCGGGAGGGTGGACTCAAAGCCCGTGAACACAAACGAACCTTGGTCGTGGATGTACAACGACAGGTAGTTGGTGTTAATCAGGTAGAGTTTACCTTCCGGGCAGTACGGATCGGGATAGATTGGAACGCCAGCAACCATCAAGGCGCGGAACGCAGCCTGCGGGCCGTTGGAATCACTATCAAATCCGCTGCCTGGGGTGATGACGTATTGCTCTTGACCCACATAATCTTGAGCCAGCAGAGTCCAAGTACCAAAGCCGCACACGCCGAACGATGGCATTTCTGCGCCGTTCTTGACCGTGCCGCTAATGTACTGGAGTACGTTCTGACGAGTCGGGTTGACCGAGCCGGCAGCGTACTGTTTGGACTGCCACCAGGTGTAGGTAGAACGGTCGATGTTGCCGTAGTTACCAGCAGCAGGGTTGCTAGAAGAAATAGCCCCTGGCAGACCGATAAACTGCTGCGTGTTCGTGGTGTTGTTGTACAGAGCCGTAGCCATTGCGTCCATCATTACGTTGGTCGCATCGTTCATACGGGCTTCGATCAACGGGATTACCGCATGATCTTGCTGCACAGCACCTTCCATTCCGAGGAACGGAACGGGCGCAATCATCAGCTTGAGGTTGAATTCAGCGTTGTACGCGCCTTGCTGAACGCTAGGCTGTGCAAACGATCCGCTGTAGTCAGACCACTGAGCATTGACAAACTGCGCTCCCTGGACGGGAACGGTGACAGATGACACACCACCGGAAGCCTGCTGACTGTTTGCAATCAGTGCCGCCATGAGGGGAGTCGAGTTGTAAAGCTGGACAACCAGTTTCGGGATAAACGCACGCCGAGTGACATAAGTCAGTTCGGTGTACTGGGTAGAACCCGAAGCCGGAAGAATACCGCCGCCGATAGGCATGGTTCATCTCCGAATTAAAAATATCCCCTGATACTACTTAAATCCCGATGGGCCGCGAAGTTTTCCGCAACTCAGCGAGTGCTTTGGATGCTTCATCCCGTGCACCTTGCACAGGATTCTTCCAATACTTACCCAGATCAAACTTGGTCATAGGATTTGGGTTGTAGCCAGACGGAGTAGGTTGAGCAGACTGCTTCATCCAACTCCAGTATTCGGCTGCTGTTTTGTGGTCGGTCATGCCTTTTTCTAGCATGAGTTTTTCTACTTCAGCAACGTCATCGTCATTATTCACAAGCCCATTCATCTTGAGCCTAGAACGGCGCTTCTCCAGTTCTTCCATGGCTTCTTTCTCTTGCCACTTAGAACGAAGTTCCTGATTTTCCCTACGCATCAATTCGATGGCGCTGTCGGTCTTGTCCTCAATATCCAATTCGGGGATGGTCATCTCCGGCTTGTGTCTTTTGGTCAGACGCAAAAATTCCTTGCGCGTTGCAGGATTCTCAGACAGTTGACGAGCCAGCAATGCCAGTTCGTCACGCGCTTCCATACTCAGATCTTCAAGGCTCATCTTTTATCCCCTTTGATAGTTAGATGACTTTACGGCCAGTTTTGGCACTGGGTTGCTTTTCCAAGGTCATTTGATTCTTGGAATACTTGCCAGGGCCACTCAGACCGCCGGTTGCCGCATAGCGCGGCGGGTTGGTGATTTGACCATTTTGTTGGTTCTGGTCGGTCGGGCGGCGCGGTTGTGACGCACCACGGGGTTTAAACAAGTCCATGATTACTCCTTACATTGCGGGGGGTTGAGGTGCGCCACCAGGAGCCATTCCCGGTATAGCGGGTGCTGCTGCCATTGCCTTGCC